ACGTCATTCAATCGTATGATACCGCTTTTATGAAAAAAGAAACGGCGGATTTTTCGGCAATCACAACCTGGGGCATATTTTTCCCGGATCAGGATAGCGGAGCCAATCTTATCCTGTTAGACGCCGTCAAGGGACGTTATGAATTTCCGGAACTGCGAAGAAGGGCTCTGGAACAGTATAAATACTGGAATCCGGAATCGGTAATCGTGGAAGCGAAGGCTTCGGGGCTGCCGCTAACGTACGAGCTCCGACAAATGGATATTCCAGTAACTAATTTTACCCCTAGCAAAGGGAATGATAAACATGTAAGAGTAAATACGTGCGCGCCGCTTTTTGAGTCCGGAATGATATGGGCGCCGGAGCAGAAATTCGCGGAGGAAGTTATTGAGGAGTGCGCTGCATTTCCGCACGGTGATCATGACGACTTGGTCGATTCTATGACCATGGCTGTAATGCGCTTCAGGCAGGGCGGACTAATCAAGCACCCCGAAGACTATAAGGATAAAAAACAACAGCCCAGAAAACGGATTTATTACTAATGTTTAAAATTGCAGATGTTATTAAACTTTTAACAAGAATATTTGTTAAACAAAACAAACGGTTCCCTAAAGGTCTAGAAAGTGTTGATATCAGGATTACAGCTAAAGAAATTTTTGATGTTGGGAAAAGTCAGGGATATAAAGGTGGAATTAGTGAAAATCAGCTTAAACATTTTTTAGCCTGGAAAAAACAGGCTAAACCAATAGAAACAACTGTTAAAAAAGGAGAAGTTTTCGATTTAACTGGAAAGAAAATTGATACCAGTAAACCTATTCTGGGCGGTAAAAATGTTGAATTAACACACAATGAAAAAATAGATTGGTTAGTTAAAAATGTTTCACCAACGGCAGAACAAACAATTCCACCAAAAGCAACATTGGAAGCAATGCTAAAAGATGGCAGAGAAGATCTTATTGATCATTTTTTTGAAATGCATACAAAAAAATTAAGTGGTAAACCTCAAATTAATATAGATACAAGTGACCTTAAACATCCTGAGTTAGTTAAGAAAATGATGATGGATGAAAAATTAAAACCAACTCTTGTGAAAACAGAGGCACAAATAAAAACAAAATTAGAAGGCATGAACAAAAAAACAGTCGAAAGGATTAGACGTAGAAGATACGAAGCTGCATTAAAAGCTGAAAGAGAAAAAATGGCCAAGGATTCAGAATACATTCCAGAAATTCTTGATCCCGATGATTTTGCATACGGCGGACTCGCAGGCATGCTCGGTGAACCGACATACGCGGACGGTGGACGAGTACCTCTTGGTGCTGGTAAGTTTGTACTGGATGCAGCAAGAAGAAAATTTTTACAAATGATGGGAGCAGGGGCCGCAGGAGTTGGCGTCGCGAAATCTGGATTGTTTGGTTTGTTAAAAGGGGGTGGTAAAAAACAAGTTGTAGAGTCATTAACTCAAATTCCAATTGAACAAGTAGGAGTAGGTTATATGCCACCATGGTTCAAGCCTCTTGTAAATAAAGTTATTAAAGAAGGTGATGATGTCACTAAGAAATTTGCAACGAAGGAAAGAGAAATTGTTCATACTAAAAAATTAGATGATTTTGAAGAAGTAACTGTTCATCAAAATTTAGATGAAGGTACTATTGAAGTATCCTACAAGACACCTGACTCAATGGCGGAAGCTGGTGTTGATTTTAAATATACAGCGCCTCAAAAAATGGTAACTAAAAAAGGTCCTGTAAAAACAGAACCTAAGTTTGAAGCAGTAGAATCTTATCCTGAAAGTCATGCTATAGGGCCTGATGATGCTGAAATAACTTTTGAAGGCGAAAATGTAGTAGGAATGGTTGATCATTTATTTAGTGATACAAGTAAATTAAAACAATATGCAACTGGTAAAAAATTAACTAAATTAGAACAAGAAGTGGCTAAAAAAAAGATAGACAAAGTTACTAAAATAAATAATGATCCATCAGCTCAAAGTGATCTTTTACCTGATTATGATCCATATGCATCCGGGGGCCGTGTTCCGTTAGGCGAGGGTGGTATTGGTGATACGGAAATAGCTGCAGATATAGATAAATCCCTGAACCAGTTAATGGAAGATTTTAAATTGTACAAGGACTATGGAGGGAGAGGAAATTTAAAAGATTACATAAACAAATATCGGGCTCTACGTTTTCTTCATAAAGAAGGCGGACGTGTTCCGATGTTCGCGGGCGGTTCTGCATGGAAAAAGTTTATTGAAATGTTATTCATTAAATCTTCCAATCAAATTAGACGCGGCGAAGGAATATTTAAAGGTTTAACCGAAAAACAAAGAATAGTGCAGCATGACAATCTTACCAAGCTATCAGAAAAATTTAGAAAAACTGGAAAGTTTGACAAAGGCGCGAATCAGTATTTTGGAATCGACGCTGAAGAGGCGTTTAAAAAAACTCAAGCCCAAGTTAAAGCTCAAAAATATGCCGATGAAATGGACGCAGAAATGTGGGATGCTGGACGAGATGCTGTTGATAGTTTAACAGGAAAAAAAGAAGTTCTCAAAAGAGTTAAAATGGGTGATAAGGCTGCAATAAAAGAAAAAATAAAAAGAGACGAAAGAGCCATGATAAAACAAAAATACCCAGGCATCACGGACGATCTTTTGAATAAGATTCTTATTGATGACAATCCGCAAAGAAAGGCGGAAGTTCTGGCAACTCTAGATCAGTATTTTGAGCTGGGCAAAAGAGGCAAAAGTATGGAAGAGGCTTCTGAAATTGTAAAACAGGGAATCAAACATAGAACTAAACAGTCAACAGGCGGTCTTGCAGGAATGCTGGGGGAATAATGAATCCATTAAAATACATCAATAAAATGATAGAAATGTACGAAGGACCACGAATCACGGCCCAGGAACCACGGATCGGGCTTCAGGGCGGACAGCTCGTGCAGCCTGGAGTCGGGAGGCAGGGGTATCAGGGGGAAAAACCAGTAGCTGGTAGTTTTGATGAATTTGCTGATGCTGTTTTAAATTCTTATGCTAAAGATGATATTACATTTATTAAAGATTATAAGTATAGCAATAATATAACTAGGGCTAAAGAGAATACTCGTGGATATCTTGATAAACTTGTTGAAAAGACGGGTTTAGATGAAGATACTGTTTTAAATTTGTTTGATGATAGAGAAGCTTATATTGATATGGAAGTGCGAACGAAGCCTGGAGTAGGTGCTTCCCCAAGAGCAGGAGATTTTTATAAAAAAGCTGAAAATTGGATTATTAAAAATTCTTCAAGATATGCAGATCCTGATAAATTTAAAAAAGCATTTATTAGAACTTTTGGCACAAATAATGATTTAATAAAAACTCTTAAAAGACTTAATGTGGGTGAAAAAAGAAAAAGAACTAGTGTGCCTTTTAGCAATTGGTTTAAAGAAACAATTTTAGGAACTACAGAAGGTGTTAAAGCTGGATATAATTATAATCAATTAAATAACATTTTTAAAACCGCAATCTATACCAATAATCCAAACGTTAGAAAAAATATTACAAAAGAAATTAAAAGACTTCTTTCAATGCCTATGGCCAAAGGAGGAAAATTTGATATTAGAGATGAAATTAAAAGTAGTAAGATATTTAACCAATTTGGTTTTGATAAACAAATAAGAGGTCCAATAGCAAGACTTCTTGCAAATGAAATAACTAAATCAGTTATTATTCCTGGTTCTGGAGAAAAGGTATTAAAACAGATATCAGCTTTTAGAGATCCATATTTACCAACAGAGCAGTTAGTTAAATATTTAAGCGACCGAGTCGATTCTAAATATAAAAGTATGTTTGATGAAACAGCAAAAGCAGTTAGTCATGCTGTAAAACAGAAATGGCCAGAAGCTAAGAAAGCTTTGAATATTGCTGATGATATTATGTTTGACCACAGAATTCCTAAAGAATTGGTTAAGTTGGGATATGCTGATGAAATAGAATACATAAAATTAACCCCAACATCTAAAGAATTTAATACAAGAATAAAGAACCCTCAGTTTGATCAAGAAATAATCAAATTAGCTCATCAATGGAAAAAGGCAACAACTGTTGATGCTAAAGCAAAAATTGTTGGAGAAATGAATACATTAAAAGATAAGTTTAGTAAAAAATATGGAGATTACCTAAAGGGTGTAAAAATAACACCAGATAAAACTGGTAAGCCGATATTTTCAAGCACGGCGGATGTTGTTACTAAAAAAACTAATCTAATTAAAAGTCTTACAACTTCCTTGGCGCAGGAAAAAGGACATAAAACCTTTGCTGAATTGTATGCATCGAAAGAAGGAAGAAAGCAATTAAAAGCAATGACATCGTTGACTGGAATTAATGATTATTTACGCGCTAATGGAATGAATCCGATTTGTGTAACTAAAAGTCCGAAAAAATGTGGAATGGATTTAATAAAAAGTGAAGGCGGAGTTGACGCGTATAGAAGTGAACTTGAAAAAAGAATGGCTAATGCAAAGGGAGATGAAAAATGGTTTAAGGCATATAATAATCCTAAACTGGCTTCGGTAAAGAATTTTTTTAAAAACGCTGGTAGAAAACTAGGGAAGTTTGGAAAAGGACTTGTGTGGGGTGAAGCAGTTTATATTCCTTTTGGAATGGCGTATGAATCTGGAAGAGGAAGAAATTTACTGGAAGCGTTTGATAATTCTTTAGGACTGGGAGGACATCTTGGAATAGAAGAAAAGAATCTTATGGAATATGCTGATAAAGCTGGGTATAGCGAAGAGGATAAAAAGTACTTCAGTCAATTTGCGCAGTTAGACAAAAATGACAATTGGACGACGTTTTGGCAACTTGCTGCGGCTGGTGATAAGTGGGCTGTTGATAAATTAGGTGGCTACGACAAATGGTGGAATGTTAACACAATGAAAGAATTTGCAGCTGGAAAAATAAAAGATTTAAAGACAGAATCTGATAATATTGTTGAAGGACTACAGACAGGTTTGGGGGAAGGTATTTTTGGAAAATTTGGTGAAAGAGAATATTTAAAAGATGTACAAGCAATAGATTGGATAAATAAAGCAAAAGAAAAAGAAGCTAATGTATTAATTAATAAAGCACTTGCTAAAAAACATGGAGAACCATCTCTTGCTCCTCATACACCTGCACCAGATCGTTGGCTCGTTATGGAGAATTTGCTTAATGCTTTTACTGAAGAAGGAAGAGAAAAGATAAAAAAAGAAGGATTAGCAAAAGAACAAGCAGGACCGTTATGGTCTATGCTTACTTCTCCGATAGGAGCTGCCTATGCAGCAACAGATAAAAGAATTGATAGAGAAAAAATTTTAGAAGAAGAAGGAAGAGAAGATTTATTACATAAGGAATACATGCATCCTTTATATGGAGCTAGTTTTTCATACCCTCAAGCAGTAGGTGTGGGTAGATATGCAACCGGCGGCCTCGCCAACCTAACAAGAACCGTGGCCCCTGATTCGGGGCCCATGTCACAGGGGTTGCGTTCGCTGTATATTGATGATATGGATTACTAGGAGTATAAATGGCAGACATAGATAAAACACTCCCGAATGTTAGACACGAAGTAAAAATACCTGGTGCACAGGCACCAACCGATGTTGATATTCCGGAGCAACGACAACCCGTAGAAGTAACGCCCGATCAAGAGGGTGGCGCTACAATTAATTTTGAACCGAGTTCAGTCAATCAGGCACAGTCAAACACGCACTTTGACAATCTAGCCGATATACTTCCAGAAGACGTTTTAAATCCCGTTGGAATTCAGTTAAGATCGGACTATACCGATTATAAAATGTCAAGAAAGGACTGGGAACAGTCCTACGTTAATGGTCTGGATCTTTTAGGATTTAAATACGATAATAGATCAGAGCCCTTTCAAGGGGCTAGCGGCGCTACTCATCCCGTTCTGGCTGAAGCGGTTACACAGTTTCAAGCGCTCGCTTATAAAGAATTGCTACCAGCGGATGGACCCGTTAGAACTCAAGTTCTAGGAGTATCCAATCCTGCCAAAGAAGCTCAATCGCAAAGAGTAAAAG